TATGGGTTGAGGAAATGATTAATGCGCCAACGCATACAAACTTCTTTGAAAATCGTGCTACTGATTATGCGAAGGGTGCGTTGACTGGCGATTGGCAAGATGTATGGGGTAAAGCAGCATAATGTCTCATATAGTAGCGAATCTTCCACCAGTAAAGTGTTTTGTTCGCAAAGAGTTTCTCTATGACTTTAAAAAGGGTCATGACGAACTAGAAAGTTGTTGGTGGGTAAGTATCAAATCGTTAAGAGGACAAGCGTTTCGCATAGAATCATACCTTAACGATTATGGTGCTTTATATGATAAGCTACCATTACATGCTTATTGTTGGAAACCGATAGAAGGTGAACCACTACCATTAGACCATCTGCAATTATGGGATTGTCTTTCTTATGATATTACGGTAATAAAGAAAGCGCAACTCCAATCAATGCGTTGTAAGTTTAAATTAAAAAATGGAGATTGGATGTATGGTGTTTATCTTTTTACAGTTGATTCTGCTCATCCTGATTTTAACATTCTTGATACAGGGTTTTCTGAAGATGCCGAGGATCACAAGTCTTATAATTTCATTCAGTGTGATAATGGGCAGTTTGCTGCTCAGCCAAATAATCGTTTAATTATATTAGAGCCAAGCAGTAATCCTAAAGAACTTAAGACGCCAGATTTTAGAGTGGCTACTAAACGCTGGTCTGTCGAAACAAATGCAAAATGGTCATTGGGAGATACCAATACCGTAATGTACGAAAGGCAAGATGATTGAAATAATTTATCTGTTGGTAATGACACACATTACCATTGTTTGTGTTACACTGTATTTACACAGAGGACAAACACATAGAGGTATAGAGTTTGATCCAGTTCTATCCCATTTCATGCGCTTTTGGTTGTGGTTAACAACTGGCATGGTAACAAAAGAATGGGTTGCGATACATCGTAAACATCATCAGAACTCGGACAAAGAGGGCGATCCTCATAGTCCTCACAATGAGGGTATCTGGTTTGTTTTATTCGCTGGGGTTTCTTGCTATGTTCAATCCGCAAGAGATAAAGAAATGATTCAGAAGTATGGTGTTGGAACTCCAGATGACTGGATGGAAAGAAATGTTTATTCAAAATTTCCATATGCTGGAATTGTTTTAATGTTGATAATTAGTTTAATTCTGTTCGGTTGGTGGGGAATTTGGTTCTGGGCAGTTCAAATGGTATGGATTCCATTCTGGGCAGCAGGTGTTATAAATGGTATGGGACATTATTATGGTTATAGAAATTATGACACCAAAGAAAAATCGACTAACATAATTCCGTGGGGAATTATCATAGGTGGTGAAGAATTACACAATAACCATCATGGTGATCCAGCAAACCCAAAATTAAGTAGAAAACCAGTAGAGTTTGATATTGGTTGGATGTGGTTTAAGGTTTTTAATAAACTCGGATTAACGAAGGTAAGAGATGGCAGTTAAATATTTTGATTGTGAATCATGCGGAGCGCATGGAAAAATCTCATTTAAGGTAGACGATCTTCAGTCAACCGATGTTGTATATTGCCCATTCTGTGGTGGTGATATATATGAAGAGGAAGACTTTGAGGAGGAAGAAGATGCCTGAAAACACATCAGAACTACAAGGCGACGACTGGTTCAGTAAACTTAAAAATCCACAAGGTCAATCATTAGACACTTCTCAAGTAGAAGGATTGACTGATAAGAAACCAGAAAATGTGGATATACAACAACCAACCCCTGAATGACCCTGAAGATTGGTATGGGTTCATATACGAAATTACAAACAATACAACAGGAAAAAAATACATTGGTCGTAAATACTTTAGCCAAGCAAAAACTAGGCAAGTAAAAGGTAAGAAAAAACGAACAAGAGTTGAGAGTGATTGGCGTGACTACTGGGGTTCGAACAAAGAACTACTTGCAGATATTGATAAATATGGTAAGGAAAGTTTCACACGCAAAATTTTGATGTTGTGTCCGACTAGAGGTAACACTAATTATTGGGAAGCGAAATTCCAATTTGACAATAATGTACTTTTAGAAGACAATTATTATAATGAATGGATTATGATTAAAACTCACAGGAAACATATAAAGAAATGATATACCTACTATTTGGTTGCGGACTATTATTGTCTGCAATAGCAGCGTATTATTCTGTGATGGGTCTTATTGCTATTTTCTCAACTGCTGTTGTGCCCATCGCAATAATGGGAACTGCTCTTGAAGTAAGCAAACTTGTTGCAGCATCATGGCTGTATAGAAGCTGGTCAACAATCCCAACACTACTTAAAACATATTTCACAACTGCTGTTGTTGTGTTAATGATACTCACATCAATGGGTATCTTTGGTTATTTGTCAAAAGCACATTTAGACCAAGCAGTGCCAACAGGTGATATTGTATCTAAATTATCCCTCATCGATGAGAAAATAAAAACACAAAAGGAGAATATAGATGCAGCTCGTAAAGCAATTACTCAACTGGATGCGCAAGTCGACCAAACCCTCGCAAGAAGTAGCGACGAACGAGGAGCCGCAAACGCAGTCTCCATCAGACAGCGACAAGCCAAAGAGCGAACCAACCTCATCAACGAAATCCAGAGGTCCCAAACCGAAATCGCAAGTCTCAACCAAGAGCGTGCGCCAATCGCCAGCGAAGTCCGTAAAGTCGAAGCCGAAGTCGGACCAATAAAATACATCGCAGCATTGATGTATGGCGATACGATGGACGACTCTTTACTTGAGTCTGCTGTGCGTATCGTCATCCTCATGATTGTTTTCGTGTTTGATCCACTTGCCGTTTTATTATTAATTGCAGCGAATAGGGAATCTTTATTAAATAAAACGAAATCTGAAGACGAAGAAATTACCAATTGGTTTAAGAAGGGTAAAGAACGTGCTCGTTTGCTAGACGAAGAAGTTGATGAACAAAAATCTGAGAACAGATGGAATAAAATTGTTTCTTCGATCCAAGGTTCTGAGATGAAACCAGGAGATTTGAATTACGATCCATACACTGGAATTACTGCAGTCTATCAACCAACAGAACCAAAAACGCAAGAATGGGATCCCTCAATTTTACAGGGACCACCAGCCGAAGAACCACCAAAAGAATTTTTCAAAGTAGTCAAAGATTTCTTTAAAAAGAAGGAAGAAGACTTTGATCCGAAAAATCCTTGGAACGAAAACGAACAAAAAACTGAAGAAACTGTAAAGCAACCTGTTCCTGTTCGCCCAAACTCAAGAAGATCACAAGATAATGCTTGACAAAAAATAGTATGTAAGGTATAATTATTCTACCTTAACTTGAAAAGGATCTAAATTATGAAACGAAGTGTTATTGTTATGTCAGTTTGTGCGCTGTTCGTTGCTGGTTGTTCGTCAACCAAAACTGTCACACAACTCCCACCCGAAGCACCTGCTCCAGTTGCTAAACTGGAAAAGAAAGAAGCCCAATTCTTAAAATCGAACGGACTCATTAAAGTTGAGTTTGACGAACAGGGGAATTTCTTTGGTCTTGTTTCTACAGGCACTGCTTACATCCAAACAAATCACACATCTTCACGTGAAGACGCATATAATATTGCATTGATGCGTGCTAAACGAAATGTTGCTGAGTTTTTATCAAACGATGTAAGTTCAAATAAATTCTCAAAAACAATCACAAAGACTTTGCTCAAAACTGACGCAAATGAATCTTTAAAATCCAATAAGACTGAGGGAAATGATAAAGCATCAAATCTTGATGATCTTGAAGATGGTGGTGGCAATTCAGAAACTATGACAGCTGAAGAACGTAATCGTGGTCAGCGTGTTGCTACTTATGTTAAAGAACAAATGACAGACAATTCTGCTGCTCTTTTGCGTGGTCTTGTCATTACAAATCGAAACATTGAGAAAGATAGCAATCTAGTATCAGTGGAAGTTCGTGTTTCTAAACACTCTGTTGCTGCTTCGCATCAACTGAAAGCATTGATTGAGGGATTACGTTAATGAAACCATTTGTTATGATTATTTTGACTGCCACATTGGTTGGATGTGGAACAGTAGGTGGCACTCTTTCTGGTGCTGGCGATGATCTCAAGAAAGTCGGAGACTGGGTTAAATCCAAATGAAACCACATTTCTTGATTGCTTGTTTATTTTTTACTAATGTAACATTTGCTGCCGTGACTGTTGAGACAACAGGTAAAGGCGATACCCAAG